GTTTGAGCGAAGTCCTGTAACAATATGAACGCCTTTATCCCAAAGTCTTCCAAAAAGAGTCTGAGAAATATAACCTTTATCTGCATACAACTTACCAAAAACCTTGTCAGTCAATGCATTCATAACATTCTCATTGCGATCGTCGACGTTGGCTTTCGTAAGATTAAAGTTTATTATTTCACCTTTTTCGTTGCATGGCAGGTGTAGCTTGAAGCCTATGTACCACCCCATTGTGCTTTTACCCTTTGTGGCAATATCCTTGAAAACTTTCATGCTGTAAAAGCGCTTGTTGTGTATAACAGGAATGCACGTACTATCAACAAAACTAATACCTGTGCATTTACCGAACACTGCTAATTTTAAGAACATCGTCATTGCAACGAAACAACGAGGCATAATCTCTATAAAACGATTGTATGAAAAGGTTTTTGGAAATAAATCCTTCCACACTGTTCGTACACAATACAGATAATAGTGCTTAAAATTGCGGTAAGAATTAAAGTGGAAACAAATCAGTATAGTGATGACTTCTGCATCAGACATCATACGCTTGCGGTGCCTTTTGGGCGCATTATCACTATCTGGAAGTACTTTTTTTGCGAATTCTTTCTCAAGTTCTTTGCAAAAGTCGTCTGCGATGCAGAAAATTTCAGTAATTTTGTCCTTGCTAATCATTAGTAATTTGTTTTTTGTTTCACTATAAAGTTACTAATAATCAATGAATTAGCAAAGGGTAAAGCGAACTATTTTGGCTCGTTTTACCCTAATTTTTTACGCAATCCTTATCCCGAACTCGCGTAGAATAGAATATGGGAACAGCATTACTGGCACTCTGCTGCTGCGCATTGTCGCTCGTCCTTGCCTTGTTTGTAGGCATATCGCCCATAAGCGACAAGGCAAAGATTAGGTTTATGTATGTCGGTGCTGCGCTGTCGTTGATGGCTGTGCCAATGATGAGCCATTACATTGCAGGGCTGAACGATATTGTGGACGAGCTACGCTATCAAGCCGTGCTTGTGTTCATCGTCGTTGTGTGTTGCTATTGCTTCGTCATGGCAAATATGGTGAAGTACAATGTCATGAAGAAAAAGGTGGCAGTGCTTGAGGACACGGTGGAGAAACTTGAGCAGGAACGTGCTGTTGCAATATCGCAAGCCGTGGATGAAGATCAGCAGCACAAAGTACAAGAAGCAATAGACTGCTTTGCAGCGAAAATAAGCGTGTTCAGCAAAGAAGAACAGGAGGCCATCAACGCTTGTGCCATAGCTTTTGCTGAGCGTGACCAGATAGTAATACCTAAAGTCAATATTGCTGTTAATGCCAAGTGCAGCCAAGCCGACCTCATGGCGTATGCCAGTTCCGCTTTCTTCAAGATTGGCAAGAAGCGTAAGGATATCGCCCGGTTTCTGAGTACGGTGTTTGCAGCTTACTTCCCTGGAGGTGAAGGATTCGTGTATAAGAAGATGCCTGGAGCGAAAGACGATGTAAAATAATCTGTTTATTGAGAATATATAAAAACGGTTGAGAATTAAAGTTCTCAACCGTTTCTGTAAATTTTTATTGTAATACATTGCGAATAACACACGCTATTTCATTTAGGCCATTTACTATATCATCAAAAGGTGTTCCATAATACCAAATCAGATATTTGTAATGCTTAAAATCTTGAGAATCTTTAATCTGACTATTATATAGCTCCTTAAGCTCCTTATCAGCTTCTTTATCTTTCCAGTTTAAAGATACGCCCCCTTTCTTATTTAATGGAAGCCCTTGTTCTTTTAAATGCTTTTCGTATGAATCAATGCTTATTTTATCTTCAGAAACCGAACGATGGCTCAATTCATTTCGAACTTTTCTAAGATTGTCATATAAATTATAATTTATCCTATACTCTTTACTAAATGCCCATAATTTAGTGCTATATGATATAGCTCCAAGTGATTCAGCTTTTTCAACGCCTATAGCTGTTGGATTATAATATTTTATTTGTTCCTTTATAGAATCTAAATCCGATTTATTAGCAATGTCATAATAATAATTCAAAAGCATTTCTATCTGAAAATGAGCATATCTACAGAATTCCGCAAAATCTATTTCATGATATCTTGTTCCATAGCGAAATCGCATCATTTCACGATTGTCAGAAATGAGTTGTGCTTTTACATCTGGAAGTTTAATAAAAGAATAATCAACATTTGATGCCTTCGTATCAACATAAAAATCAAGCCCTAAATACTTTTCAATCCGTGCAATCCGTTCTTCATCATATACAGATTTTGCGGAGGAAGTTATATCTAACCTCTTCCGCAATTCTGCGTCAAACTCTGGATTTTGTTTGCTTAGTTGTACTATTTTACCTATTGTTGATTTCAGTTTCTCGTCCATAAGCACTAATTTAATAGTTTATCCAAATCATCATTCAATTCATCTATGTCAACAGGTTGAGCTGGTGGTACAGTAACCTTGTCTGAGCGATGAACGAGCCAAAAGAGTTTTCCGTTTGTGTCTCGACAATTAGAAATGGACAACAACTCCTTTCGGTCTTCATCTTCTTTTTTCAATGACTTGTTCACTGATGCCTTTTGCATTCTCCCACCTAATTTAAAGGATGCATAGCGATGAGGAATAAAATTTTCAGAAATACTTTTTTGTGTATCTTCTGTTGCCTCTTGGGGCGTATGTACGGTGTAGAATTCTTTTGGCTTCGTTGTCACTATGGTAATTACCGTATTATTCTTCCTCTCAAACTCTAACACTGGTAAGGTTTCAACGTATGTGATTCCGTGTTGAGTCGTTCTTGTATTATCATGAAGCGAATTGCGCAATTCGTCAAATTGCGTCTTTAGTCTCATATATACACTATCGTCTTCGCCCTTTACCATTTTCAGATACATGAGCTTTCCGTCCAGCACATTCACCATATCTGGGTTACCTTTCTTCACATGCCCTTTAGTTTCTTTGTATCTTGGAAAGAATTTATTGAATGCTGTGGCATAGCCGTATTTACTCCATATATATAGAATATTGCGAATGTCGCGCACATATTTCTGAGACACATTGAGTTTGTCACTAACTATAATGCCAGTAACTTCCTGACGTGTACCTAATTTATGTAGTCTCGTCTTGTCTTCGTTCATGATAAAGCCTTGGCTTTCGATTATTCGTTTTAGTTCTTTTCTGAACTCCCCTGAAGTTTGATAAACATTGTGCATTGAGCTAAATGTGATGTCATCGGCATATCTGGAATACACAACGCCAAATCGTTTTGCCAATCCTGCCAATCTGCGGTCAAGGTTGTCACAAATAATGTTTGTTATGATAGGTGATGTTGGCGCGCCTTGGGGTAAAACATACCTAATGCTGCCATCTTCAGCTTTCTCTTTCATGGAGCACAGACCTGCAAGAATATTGGCTATAGGTTGTTTGAAAAACAGTGGCTTCAATTGTAACCTTTTCCATACTCTCGCTTGATGGATACTTGGAAAGAAATCTTTCAGGTCGGTGTTAAAAACATAGTTATGTCCTTTATGCTTGTTCGCATTAGTCACAACGGAACGACCTTCGGTAAATCCCATGGCATAATCAGAAGGAGTGTATACAGCCTTGAATATAAGGGGGATAAAACGAAACGTATAAAAGTGGAGTGAGAGAAAAATCGGGAAAAGCGTTGATTTACAAATGGTTTGAGGATGATGAACGAAATGAGAGGGAAAAACGAATCGTTACATTCGCTTTACATTTGCTTTACGTTTGGGTTCGATTTGAACGGTGTTTGAAGGGTATTGCTTTACATCGGGGCTGAGAATGTTATGTTTTAGGTTGTTCTGATGGCTGTGTGGGGCGTTTCGTGGGCTTCTGGGCGCGTATGGCTGCTCATGTGGGTGCTTTATCGTCTGGACATGGAAATGGGCGCTGGTGGGGCTTAAAACGGCTTGTTTGGGTGGTGATTGAATAAAGGAGGGTGTGGCTGCGGCCATGCCTTATATTTTGCTTGTTTCTTGCTTTTTATGCTTGTAAATTCTTCCAAATAATTATTATTTGGTATATTTGCAAGCGAAAAAGAATATTTTAGGAAACAGAAAGGAATGGTTATGACAAAGGTTATACATGTGCATTTGATACATGGGCGGAAGAACTACTACTTCGGCTCAATATCGGCGATTTATACGGTTTTGACAGAGGATGAGGTGGGTATAAAGAAAAGCTCGCTGCTACACGCCGGACTGGCTGACGGAGGCGTAATACTCAATAAAAAGGCTATGATCCAGCAGGGAGAGCTGATAAGAGGACCCAGGACGGAAAAAGAGAAGAAATAAGGATGATTTAAACGGCTAAAACGTTGATATAACGGCATTTGAACGGCTTGAACACTGATTTGAACAGTGGTCAAGCCGTTTTTGCGTTCTGACTGCTCCTGAGAGGGGCGAAAAATAGCGTTTTTCGGGTTTGGGGTGACACTTGGGGTGACGTTTGGTGTGACAAGGAAAAACGAAATGTTCTACTTGCTGTGACATTTGGAGTGACAGTTTTAACATTGAAAACAAGTGATTGACCCCCTATATAACTCCGAATAAATTGTGATTGACGTCATTTTCGGGCGTTTAGGGGGTGGGGATAATCCCACGTTTTGACATGTTATAAACCTTTGCGGAATTTCGGGAACGCCCTGTTTATCGGGGTTTTGGCTGCTTTGCTACCCTATTATACCTATGTATGTGCGTGCGCGACACGTTTTGCGGTGTGGAGCGTGTGCGTGATGCGTGGACGTGAGTATCAGACGAGGCGGACGAGTCCGACAATGATGCTCAGGCTGCGTATGTCGTCGCGTGGGAGGAGGAAAGGGTGATGAACACTGTTGTTTTCCGACACGCATAGAATGCTGTCGGCATGATCTACGCTTTCCTGCACGCGTTTGACGAGTACCCCCTGGCTCGTTTCGAGGACATAGACGGTACCCCATTGGAAGAAGCGGATGTCTGTGATTTTGCGACAAGCGAGGAGGTCGCCACTATAATATAGCGGCACCATAGAGTCGCCAGACACCCGGATAAGGAAGTTTGCCCCTTTGTTCTCGAACTCCGGTATGACATAGCGCTCGCAGTCCTCCAGACGTACCCCACCGCCACTTTCGGCAGGAAAACCGGCGACTGCATCGAGCGGTATGAGTGGTATGCCCTCACTGCTGCCGTGTGGAGCATGGCAGGCTATCTCAACAGTGCGCTTAGGAGTCGGCGCATTATTGTTTTCTGTTTCCTGAAGCATTGCTCCCTCACCAGTGAGCAGCCATTTAGCATCAATATTGAATTGTAATACAATATTCTGTATTGCAGAAGTACCAACACTACTTCGCCCTTTGGAGATTTCTGTGACCATAGAGGCGCTAATACCTAACTTTGCGGCAAAATCACGTTTGTCGCTTACTTTTTTATCTCTTAAAAGTGTCTCGTATGCCTCTATAAAACGGGCGGAGACGTCGTTTTTTGCTTCCATAATACAGAATATTGAATTATTTAGCCCGAAAAATTTGGTAGTTAATACAGAATACTGTATCTTTGCAGCGTGTTTAAGATTAAACGCGCGGCCAAAGATAGTGAAAAAGGCCGAGAATTACAAATTTTAGCAATTAAAGAATATGAACGATAAGGAATTTGCATTGAATGCGGCGATGAACAGAATGCGCAAGAAGTTGAACCACCTGACGGGTGACATTGAAAGTTGGAGAGAGGACATGGTGAATGACTATGCAGAGTTTTTCCGCTGGCACGCCAACGATCTGTATGAAGCAATGGCCGCAAAGACGATACTGGAGCCTGTGTATGAGACGGCCAAGGGACTTGGTCTTGCGGCACTTGAGGAGTCTTTGCGCCACAATATAGAACACTTGACAGACGACCTGGTGTATGGTGATTTAGAGCGTCAGAGCACAGGCAAGATGAGCAACATGGCATACGGACTGGAGCTGAAGGCGAAACAGAAGATGATACAGTTCTTCAGTGCAGTTCAGACGGTAATAGCCGAGGGTAAGAAGATTGAAGGATAACACGGAAGTCCCAAAGGCTGCACTGGATAGTCAGCCGCCGCACTGGATAGTCGGCAGGGGCTGCCTCGGATGACGGCGGGAAAGACCGCAGGAGTGGCAGGTTTGCCATGCGCTGGATAGCCATGTGGGGTTCGACTCCCCTACACTCCACGAACAAAAGTAATAACGAACTAAAAACAGCGGACAATGAAAAGAGTGATAACAGTAACCCGCTCCCAGCGGGAGTTTTTGGCAAAGGCCTTCGGCGTGACGAAGGAGATGGTGAGCTACGCATTGAACTTTCACCCGGTGAAGGGTCAGAGCGACTTGGCAAAGAAGATACGCAGCCTTGCCGTTCAGCGTGGCGGTTTTGAGTTGGTGACGGCTCCTGCGAGCGAGGTGGTGCATGACGCAGACAACATGATGCGCCAGCACTTCGAGAACGGCTGGATGTGGGAAGGCGACAAGAACACGGGCGTACTGGAGTTGAAGGACGAGAAAGGCGACGTGGTGGAACGCATCGAGCACGCCCTGCTAACAGACATCAAGACCGTGCAGGAGAAGGTGGAAGCCATGTGCTGCGCCACTATGTAAGGAGAGAACCGCAAGAAGGAAAACAAAGACAAAAGGAAATGGAGTACTACAACAAGATATTGTGCGTGACGTTTGCCGAGCTGACCGGTGGTGTTGAGCCGGTGATGAAGGCGAGCACCTTGCGTCAGAACGTATGCAGGAGCAACATTGCTTGTGCGAGGCGTGGCGGTGGCGAGGGCACTCAGGCGCTGTATGTGTGGAGCAGTATTCCGGAGAAGTACAGACGCAAGTTTGTTGGGCTGTACGGCGACCCAGAGGAGATGATGCGAGAAGCTATGATGAAACAGAGCGTTCGTCTTGACGCGAAGGCGCGTGAGTGGTATGAGGCTTACACCTATACGGACAAGGACGGGCAGGAGCGACACTTGACGGAGAAGATGATAGAGGAATATACCATCAACGCCTCGGTGCTTGGCGAGCTGGAGAAGATGGCGGCAAGACGCCAGGCCATCCGCAGCAGCTTGAACGCTCCGATGTCGGGTGCGTGGGACTTGATACTTGACAGTTCGGAACGTATGCGCGAGAGCTACGGCCACACGCTCCCTGGCACATTGGCGCGACTGAAGACGCGACTGAAGGCTTGGAAAGCCGATGGCTACCAGAGCGTGGTGAGCGGCAAGCTGGGAAACTCTTCGGCACTGAAGATAACCGGTGACTTTCTGAAGCTGATTGTGGCTTTGAAACGCAGCAAGGTGCCGGTGTACACCGACGCGCAGCTGTTTGAGAAGGCAAACGAGATAGCGGAGGAAAGAGGCTGGAAGCCGATAAGAAGCCTAAGCGGTATGAAGAAATGGCTGAACAGCCCGTCGGTTGAGCCTTTATGGTATGACGCCGTATATGGCGAGCAGGCTGCCCGTCAGCGTTACGGCAGAAAGCACAAGACGGCACTTCCGACACGCAGGGACACGCTATGGTATGGTGACGGCACGAAGCTGAACCTTTACTATAGGGATGAGCAGGGCAAGGTGCGGACGACCCAGGTGTATGAAGTGATCGACGCAATGAGCGAGGTGCTTCTGGGCTACTGCATCAGCGACACCGAGGACTATGAGGCCCAATACCACGCCTACCGCATGGCAATCCAGACGAGCGGCCACAAGCCTTATGAGATTGTATATGACAACCAGGGCGGCCACAAGAAGCTGGACTCAGACGGTTTCATCGGTAAGATCTGCAGGGTGCACCGCCCAACTCAGCCCTACAACGGTGAGTCGAAGACGATAGAGAGCGTGTTCGGACGGTTTCAGGCTCAGGTGCTGCATAAGGACTGGCGCTTCACGGGTCAGAACGTGACGGCGAAGAAGGCGTCGAGCAGGCCGAACGTGGAGTTTATCGAAGCCAACAAGGACAGTCTGTACACTCTGGAAGAGCTGAAAGATGCCTATGCCGCAGCCCGTAAGGAATGGAACGAGGGTGTGCACCCTGCCACCGGCGAGCGCAGGATAGACATGTATGAGAAGAGCGTGAACGAGGAGACCCAGGAAGTGACGCTGCACGACATGGTGGACATGTTCTGGGTGTTTACGAAACGCATGGCGACGTTCACGGACCAGGGCCTGCAGGTGACGATCAAAGGCGAGAAGCGGCAGTACGAAGTGTGCTCTTCGCCCGGCGTACCCGACCACGAGTGGCGAAGGAAGCACACCTACGAGCGTTTCATCGTGGCTTACGACCCTTACGACTTTGCAAGCATCAGACTCTATACAAAAGGAACAGACGGCTCGCTGCGTTTTGAGCGGACGGCAGAACCCTACATACTGATACACCGCGCCCTGCAAGACCAGCAGGGGACGGACGATGCGAAGTTTATCCGCCAGGAGCAGGAAGCCAACCTTCAGGACCGCATAGAACGGACGGTGGCCGGACGGACGATAGCTGCCGAGCATGGCACGGACGCGGAGCAGCAGGGTCTGCACTCGCCGAAGCTGAAGGGCACGACGGCAGCCGTGCAGCGGCAGATAGACCACCGAATGGAGCGTTACTCACAGCCTCCTGAGCAGTACCAACTCGGAAGACACACGAAATCGCTGAGCCTTGACGACTGGCTGGACGTGATGGAGGACGGTGATGATGGCGACACGCCGAGAATACCGCTTCCGATGGAGAAGAAGATTGCATCAAAACTGTAGAATCAATAAAAACAAACGATATGAACGAGAAACAGAAAGAACAGATACGTGAGGCCCTGCGCCTCTATGTGATGAAATATCCGAGCCAAAACAAGGCAGCAGCCAGTCTGGACGGTACGAGTGCGGGTACGGTAAGCTCGGTGCTGAGCGGCAAGTGGGAGAACATCAGCGACGACATGTGGCGCAAGATAGCCTCTCAGGTGGGGACCGCCACCCCTGGTGCCTGGCAGATGGTGGAGACCACGGCAGCAAAGGAGATGGCCTATGCGATGACTGACGCCCAGGAATGGAAGAACGTGACCTGGGTGGTGGGCGAAGCCGGGTGCGGCAAGACCACGGCAGCGAAGCTTTACGAGCGTGAGCACAGCGGAGCCTACTATATTTTGTGCTCGGAAGACATGAAGCGCAGCGACTTTATCCGCGACATTGCGAAGAAGATAGGTCTGAGGACTGACGGCATGACGATAAGAGACATGCTTGACGCAATCATCGGTGCGCTGATACAGACGGAGAGTCCGGTGCTGCTGTTCGATGAAGCTGACAAGCTGACGGAAAGGGTGTTCCACTACTTCATAGACCTGTATAACAGGCTTGAGGACAAATGCGGCATCGTGTTTTTCTCGACCTCTTATATCAAGCGCAGGATGAAGATGGGACTGCGTTATGACAAGAAAGGCTATAACGAGATACATAGCAGGATAGGACGCAAGTTCTTCGAGCTGGAGCAGACAAGCCCGAACGACGTTTATGCGATCTGCGTGGCGAACGGGCTGACCGACCGCAAGAAGATAGCTGAGGTGGTGAAGGACGCTGAGCAGTATGACTTCGACCTGAGGAGGGTGAAGAAAGGTGTACACAGAGTGAAGCAGATGGACGCTTGAACGGTGTTCAAATAACATTCAAACGATATGAAAAGAGCGATAAGCGTGAGCGAGCTGCTTGCGACGAGGTATGACACGTATAAGCTGAGCGATGAATGGAAGGCAGCCTTTGGCGAGCCAGAGCGGAACGGCGTATGGTTTGTCTGGGGGCGTAGCGGAAGCGGCAAGACGAGTTTTGTGCTGAAGCTTTGCAAGGAGCTATGCCGATTCGGGAGAGTGGCTTATGACAGTCTGGAGGAGGGTTCGAGTCTGACGATGAAGAATGCCTTTATTAGAGCTGGCATGCAAGATGTGGCGCGGAGGATGGTGCTTCTTGACGGTGAGAGCATGGAAGAGCTTGATAAGCGTCTGTCGAAGCGCAAGAGTCCGGACACGGTGATCATCGACTCGTTTCAGTATACGAGAATGAGCTTTGAGGACTATTTGGCTTTCAAGGCTCGGCATCCGAACAAGCTGCTTGTGATAATAAGCCAGGCCAGCGGCACGAAGCCGAAGGGTCGTACAGCAGAAAGCGTGATGTATGATGCGACGCTTAAGATATGGGTGGAGGGCTATCGTGCATTCTCGAAGGGCAGATTTTTCGGTGACAAGGGATATTATACGATATGGGCAGAAAGAGCCGAGGAATACTGGAGTAAAGATATAAAACAATGAGTAAGGACATGAACGACTACCGGCAGGGTGACACGATATACATCCTGCTGAAGAAGAGCCAGGCGGAGAGCGTGATGGGCGAATGGCTGGGGGGTAACTGGCAATGTGACCTGACGGCACACCGCAGCCAGAAGAACAAAGGGTGTGTGGTGCTGGAAACTACCGACCTTATGTTTGCGGCACGGATTATCCAGTGGCACACTTATGAGAGAGTAACGTATAAGCGACCAAGCAACGAAAAACGATGAGCATGATGGACGATACGATAGAGCAAATAGTGAAGGCGGCAAAGGAAGCCGTGAAGTGCTATGGCGGTGACGACCAGTACATGATTTTGGAAGAGGTGAGCCGCCGTCTGCAGGAAGAAGGACACACCGCCCTTATGGTGGAATATTTAGGAGAGGAGGTGGTGAACGATGAGCAGTAAGCATCGAATGATATGGCTGACGCCACCAGTGTATGGCAGCAAGGAAGAACGGATTGATAGCCGAGGATATACTTGCGAATACTGTCATGGGAACGGAGGCTTTGCTGGTGACCGGAGCAGCCCGAACGACAGCGAATGGAAAATCTGCCCTGTGTGTGAGGGCAGCGGCAAGATGGACGCCGAAGTGACCATCAAGTGGAAACCAAGTAAAATGGAAAAGAAATGATATATATTGGGATATTGACCGTAACAACGAATGTCTATGGTTCGCGCAGGACTTTACGCTTCGGCATTGTTCTTGACAAGAAGCGGAAAGGCATAGAGGATAAAATAAAAGAGACGTACCGCAAGAAGTTTGAGGAAAAGATGCAGGAAATCGGTCTTCCAGCATCGGCTTGCAAATTGTCTTTTAGGTTTGAAACGACACTGCTTGCAGATATAGACCTTACATTTTTTGAAGATGAAGCAACTGTAAATCCAATAAACATCAATGAAAATGGAAATACTGACAAACATTAAAATGTGGCTTAGCGCAAAGCGCAAGGCTCATAGAGAAAGAAAAGCTGCACAGAAGGCTGCTGCCTTAGTGAGAGAGAGCGAAGCGATAGTTCAGGCTCGCGAGTTTAGCGGTGAGGTGTATGTGTGTTTCAACAACGTGCCTATACTGCCAGCCGACGGGCTGACCTGGGACGTGCCGACAACACTTGCCGTGGCGAGAGAGGCGTGGCTGAAATGGAAAGAGAAGGAGGCAGAGCATGAACCACGTCGATAACTACGGGAAGTTCTACAAGCTGCTGAAGCTGCTTCCCGGCGCAGACAAGGAGACCTTGGTGCGGCAGTTTACCAACGAGAGAACCGAGCACCTGCGGCAGATGACCCAGACGGAGTATGAACTTATGTGCAAGGAAATGGAACGTGTGGCGGGCTACGACGAACGACGTGCTGCTCTGCTGAAGGCGAAGCGCAAGGCGCGTAGCGGCGTGCTGCACCAGATGCAGCTGTGGGGTGTGAACACGGCAGACTGGAAAGCCGTGGACCGCTTCTGCGAGGACAAACGGATAGCGGGCAAAGCTTTCCGCTTCCTGGACAGCGAGGAACTGGCAACCCTGAACACGAAACTGCGTGCCATGAATCGTAAAAAAGATAACTAAAAAAACAATTATGACCACAAAAGAAAAAATGGAACAGATGTTCGGCTGGCTTGGCAGAACAGAGAAATGCAACTTTATTTCGAACCATATTGAGTATGCGAGTATGCATGCAATAGTAGAGCGTGCAAAACCTTTCATCTTTGACTTGCTTGATGAGTGTGATTTTGACATGATAAAAGATTATGTTGAAAGCCGAGAGGAAAAATAAAAAACAATTAAAAACAGTAAGACAATGGAAACAAAGAACGAGACAGTGGACCCATTGAAGGGTATGACAAAGGAGCAGCGTGCCGAGCTGTTAGCACGGCTGCAGACCGAGGTGAAGAACGACCGCATGGCGAAGCGCGAGAGCTACGAGGCGCTGCGTGGGCAGTTTATGCATGACGTTCTGGGCAGAGTGGAGAACTTGGAAAGTGAGGTTTCGGGCTTCAAGAAATGGCTTGACGACGAGGTGACAGCTTTCACGAAACTCATGCGCGAGTATGGCGCTGTGAAGAACGAGAGTCAGCAGAGCTACACGATCACTGACGGAGACTTCAAACTTGAGGTGAAGTTTAATAAGGTGAAGGGCTTTGACGAGCGTGCAGACCTTGCGGCCGAGCGCCTTGTGGACTATCTGAAACGCTACATGGAGGCGAGCGAGAAGGGCGTGGAAGACCCGATGTACCAGATGGCGATGACGCTTCTGGAACGCAACAAGACGGGCGACCTGGACTACAAGAGCATCTCCAAGCTTTATGAGCTGGAGGACCGCTTTGACGAGGAGTATGCAGAAATCATGCGTCTGTTCAAAGAGGCCAATGTGGTGCAGGCCACGGCGACGAACTACTACTTCTCTAAGCGCAATCCGGAGAACGGTGTGTGGAGCCGCATAGAGCCGAGCTTCTGCCGATTGTGATGATGTGCTGGGCCTTGCTGGGCCTTTCTGAGCCTTTGGAGGGCGCAAGATGAATAAAGCCACCTAAATATGAGCGATTTAGGTGGCTTTTTGATTGCGGTTTAAGGAAAAAAGTTTAGTTTTGCAGACTATGAAAAAAGGAAGGAATAAAGAGCTGATAAAGCTGAGGGACGAGGCTCTGTACCGTCGTTACTATTACTGGACGGAGGTACAGCGCCTACGTTTTGATGATGCCCTGAAGCTTCTTTCAGAACGTGAGTTCTTTATTTCGGAAGAGCGCATCATGAGCATCATCAGACGCAAGTGCAGGGAGGGTGGTACTGTAAACGTGAAGCCCCTGCCGAAGGTGAAGGTTCCTCGGCTTACCGCGAGCCAGCTGGAGCTATTCCCGACGCTGTAGCTCCCGCGCCGATTCGTCGTGGATACGGAACGAGAACGTGTACTCATAGGCCTTGACGCCAGCTGGGAGCGAATAGAAACGCGACTTGGTGCGCACGAGCGCCGTCATAGAATTGTTCGGCCGGAAGCCCTGGAGAGCAGCATAGACACGGTTTGCCATTAGCAAACGCTCGGCGACCTTTGACTCCGTGCCCGATCCGTAGTGCGTATCGTCGTAGCAATCGACCGCGAGACGGACGGAGAAAAATACCGTGCCCCGCTGCCCACCCCCTGTAAGATTTTCCCAATCGGCTTCGAGATTGCCGATGAGGACACAAGGGAACGTGACGGGATAAGTTTCCTCTTCGAGTCCAGCTTCGAGTTGTCCGTAGTCCTCATCGACGAGAGTGAGTTCAGGCATCCGTTCAGAGATGCGCTGAATGAAAAGTGAAAAAAGTTCGTCCATAGTGATTTACGCGTTTAAGATGTTATGAATTTCGGTTGTAATTTTCTGTTGCACCTTATCCGATAGTTCACGGCTGTCGCCGATGAACTGTCGCTGCGGTATGCGGATATTGAGTTTTGTCTTTTTGGTGAGTGCAAGCGCCTTCCATCGGCTTGCTCTCGGATTTTCGGCAGCAGCCGCCATTTTCTTTTTCTTTGTTTTGCCCGATTTGGCCCGTTTGACGCCCGCCTCCTTGTAGAACATCGCCCACGCGAAGCGTCGCATCTTGTCGGTGACGGCAGGATGCGTGGAGCCTCCCCTGTTGTGAAGCGGCGCATAGAGGAGGTCGTTGGCGATGATGACGCTGGCATCTGCTGGTGAGTATTTGATAGACGCAAAAAGATGGTTGCGGCCGGAAAGCAGCGGTCCGTATTGCGAAGCGGCACTTTTACCACCCGACTGCTGTCGTCGCGTTTCAGGCCACCGCGTGAGCCCATTGTTGAGGAAGCCCTGCAGCCGGAAGTTGTTTTGGAAATGGTCCTTAGCCATACGCCCGATGAGAACGGGGAGGCGGCGATGTATAAGCCGATTCAGCTCTTGCTGATGTGCTTCGAGTTGCCGTATAAAGTCCTTGTCGTTCATGTACTTTAGAATAAAACGTAAAACATGAGGGCGGCAATGATACCGCTGGGGAGGGTGCAGAGCCAGTCTGTCCAGTCCCGAGAGTTGCCGTAGAGATGGTCTTTGAGTTCGAGGCACGATGCGGCGACTATGGCTGCATATACGGCAGCATAGAAAGAACCGGCAAGTGTGGCGACGATGAAGCCACCGATGAGATGCTTGTATCGGTTATACGCTGCGAAAAAAGAGAAAAATTTGTTCATAACGCTTGTTTATTAAATTATTATTGTTATCTTTGCGGCAAGCTTCGAAAGAAGTTGCGTATGCTACGGCATGGCGCCTCGCAGGGGAATCCGAAAGGACTCCCCTGTTGTCATTTTATAAAGTCGCCATCAACGAGGAAAGGTCTGACTTCACCGCTTTCGTATATCCACACTTCTTTTATAGCATTTGGTGATTGCCTTTGTCGGGCAATGATTTGTTTGCGAATAAATCTGTCAGAACATCCCTTTGTATTGTTTATAACTATATGGTCAGATTGCTCCATTCCATGCGAGAGCATACGACCGACCTTTTTCTTACTCCACGGCTTGACAAACCCCTCATACTCGTAGAATGTGCCATCGACAGAGAAGTCGGGGCATTTGTTTTCGTATTTTGTACCAATGAGCGAACCATAAAATTGTTTGTATTCCTCGGACTTGCAGTGTAATCGCGGAGTCATACGAACCTCGTGTCCCATTTTTGCGAGCTGTAGGCAGATACGCTTCATGTCCTTGTAGTCGGCTTTGTCCTTGTCGATGTCGGGATGCACATATAGTTTGCCCCCATTTTTGAAATTATGCTCCAACTTAAAACCGTCCGATGACATACGACTTATGCAGGCGTTGATGTACGGGCAGTTATAGCAGTCCTTTGCCCTATTGGTGAAGACGCTGCGCAGTGTGTCCTTGAATCCCGGCTTGTAGAAACTACATGAGGCGCATGATTTTGGGAAGTAGGGATGCGACTGTGCGAACACAGCCCCGTCAGTTCCTGGATTGGAATCGAGTCCGGGCTGCGGATTGCTTGCCTTGTCGGAAGAAGGCGTAGCAGTGCATGGCTCGTCGGTGGATGTAAGCGAGCATTTGCAGTTCCATCGATCGCCCGGCCGGTGTTCGTTCCAGAAGGGGTCGTTGATGGGTCGGACCGTGTTCCAAAAGAGCTGATGGTCGGCGCCCGGATTGGGCGATGTGGATGGCATCCATTTGAGATTTGGCAGTACGTCTGCCTCCCGTAGAAACTGCTGCCAGTCGGCAGCCTGATGTGCCCGAATGACCGCCGTGTCGTATTCGGTGCGCAGCCATGCCCCACACTGATGCGATGCGATGGGCAGAACATCGTTTGCCCACTGATTGAACGGCTTTAAATCGCCGTTTGAATCGGTGAGAAGTCTTGCCATATCAGATTGCATACGGTGGACCTTGAAGGCAGAGAAGACCTCGTTGGAATGGCGTAGCGCCTGACGGAAGTCGTCATCCAGGTCGGGCACATCGGCTGCAGCCATGCTCTGGGCTGTAGCCTGATTGAATCTGCGCAGGATGGCACGGAACAGTTCGGGCGAAAGGTCGGTGGGAGACTGCGCCTTGCCCCGACGGTAGATGTCGTGGAGAACCTGCGCGATGAAATCGTCGGAGAACTCCATGGACGCAGCCACATCGTCAGTCTTCGCCTGGTAGAGATTGTTGACTACCACTCTAAATCCGCCCCGCCCTGCTGCGGGGCTTTTGCGAAAAAAGAGCGCATCCAGTTTTTGAAGGACTTTTTTTGTTTTGGCGACGGTTCGGAGTTCTTTTTGTCGTCGCTGTTATCGGGTTCGTCATCATCATCGGCAGGGAGCTGCTGATTGTCAATGGAGGCAAGCGCCTCCTTTTTTTGTTGTTGTTCGGCTTTCAGCTTGTCGTAGTCGGCAGGTTTTTCGACACCGAACTCCTCATAGAGATAGTCGTCGGAGACAGGCAGCTGAAAGTTGGTGCGCAGCTGCGTGAGTATGTTCATCTTTGTGGAAGGGTCGACGTCCTTCTGTTCGGGGAAACAGAACTCTCCGCCAAAGGTATTGATGCCCATGCGCTGGAATATGTCCGTCATGTCGTAATTGAGCACATTGAGGATGTATCGTCTGTCGGCCTGCGCCACTCGGTCCTCCACCTTCTTGTGTACCGTTCCGAGCGCTTGCGTTCCGTTTTCTGAGGACTCAGTGGTGAGCGTGTTTCCGAGTATGAGCTTTGAAATCTCGTTGTTGCAGCGCTCACAGAATCTCTCGTAGACATCAGCAGACCCCGTTTTGTTGCCCGCTTCGACGAGATTGAGCGTAGTGTCCTTTCCATGTACAAAGACGGCAAGCGACCCGGCGCTGGCTGCATCGTCGATGGCTCGCTGACGCGACTCCTCATCGTCAGTCTCGTATGTGTACTCCTGAATGGGCATACCGAATACTTCGGAGAACTGTGACCAGTCGCCCGTGGTGTTGCGCTTGTATATGACCCATGGTACAGCCTTGGCGAGGAGTCCGAGATCTGATGGCGATCCGATGAAAAGCAGGTCGGGGTATTCGTCCCATGATGTGCCGGTGATGTCGGTCTGGTGTCGCAGTATGAGTCGGCGCACCGGGTCGGCGTGCTTTCTTGGGATGAGGTCGTAATCGACCCATTCGCCCTGACGATAGAACTGGCAGAGGGAAAAGCCCCACATCTTTGCATCTATAATGTCGGTGACGAGTCGTGAGAACCATGGTGACTTAATCTGCTCGTTGACTGCCTCGTCGGGCTTGCCGTCTCTCCAGAACTCGATGTCGGCACAGAGTACTGCATTGCGTCGCTTCTCAATGACGCAGGAGAGGTGTGTGTCCATGAGTATGTCAGCGTAAAGGTCGTAGAGTTTGTATCGTCGCGAGAAATCGACATCCTCAGCCGCCCGGACAGCCGAAGTGAAGTCTGCGATGTCGATGCCGAAGCGCTTTGGCTGCGTGAGCACAATGACATTGGGGCGCTGCTGTCCCTGCTGGGGAATGTTTCCGCCAATGGTGATTTTGCCCTTTGGGGCTTTGCTATACTTTCGTTTTGTCATAATCAGAATTTTTAATTGTCAGTTACCAGTGATTGACCCGTTTGGGGTTGCTTTTCAAGCGGAATGGTGCATGTGCTGCACGCACCTCCTCGGGCAGTAGCGGTGCCCCCTGGATGGAGATGTCCTCTGCGGCGACCGCCTTCATCCACTCGACGGCCCGGTCGTAACGGTCCTTGCGCAGCTGCGAGAGTTTCTGCGGGTTGTGAATACAGAAGATGTGGTATACGGCGATGTCTATGACCATCATGAGGACGAGCTGGAGGCGGTCGGTGCCAGAGGCCGAGAAGATGCGGTCGCAGTCGTAGCGTTTGGAGAGATAGCAGCGCATCTCGGCGATGGCGCGGTCCTCGCAAATCTCGACAATGGACTCGTCGGTGCGTGTGAGCGCATCGAGAATCTCGCGGTGTATGGTGGCATCGTAGTCGGAAAGTTGTACGAATTGGCTCATATAGAATTTTTTATTTTGAAATTATAATCTGCGTTTGTTGCGTGTGCGTATGTCGGCCCGCGAGCGTGTGACGGGTGGGTCGGCCCGCTTGGTAATCTCGTCGATGATGCGGTTGCCGCCCTCGACGGCATCGGGGCCGTCGGCCGGATAGCGGAGCGAGAGGGTGAAGAGCGTGAACTGGTCGGCCAGCTCCTTCATGTGCGGATTGTCGCGCTCCGCCTCGTTGAGGACGAGGTTGCCGGCACGGTTCATCGGCTCCAGGTTAGCCTCGATGCGCGTGGCCTTGTCGGTTTTTTTCTCCTCGTCGCCCCGGATGTAGAGCTGTACGCCCTGCTCGCGTCGCACCTTGGCGACGAGCGGCTTAAATACCTGCTGAAAGAACGGGTCCTGAAGTTTGTTGTTCTCCATGTAGCAATAGACTGGAGCACGACCTCCGACAAATGCGAGCAGCTGCACATACCAGTCGATGAACTCGGCATTGAGCGCCTGGGCGAGAAACGTCTTTATGACATACAACTTGCTACTTAACTTGCCGAGGAGGGAGACCGTCTTGAAGGACTTGCCCTTCTTGCCCTTGCCCTCGCCAGGAGCCGGGTCGCCGTAAGCCACGAGGAACTTGAACTTGGAGAGCGACGGCACCTTTCCGAACGCCATCTCGGAGAATATCTCGCCCTCTGAGATGGGGTTGTTGAAGTACTCGCCCTGTGCTGACTTCTTGGAAATCTTGGCGAGAACACGGTCGATGTGCTCCTCTGAGTTTTTCTCGGGCCATGTGGAGTGTCCGTCCTTGTCGCGGATATTAACGATGTCCCAATGGTCGGCCATTGCTCCAGCACGGACAACACAGCAGTCCTTGGCGATGATGTTGCCGCAGAAGATCACCAGTGTAGGCTCAGAGACAGAGCGCGTTGGGTAAAGCGCCTTCTCCCACCAGTCCCATCGTTTCTGTATGATGTCGGGATTGAGCGTGTCCTGGTCTGTGTCGAAGTCATCGACAATCAATACATCCGGGCGTACGGCATCCTTTCTGGAGCCACGTGGTGACTGTCCAGCACCGAGTGCCCGGAATGCCACGCCCTGCTTGGTGATGAACTCGTCCTCCGTCCATGAGCCGACGGACTGCTGCTGTCCGTAATATGCTATGATGCGTCCGTTGGCTTCGAGGTTTGCCCGGTAAGGGTCGAGAAGCCGGACGGCATTGTCGAAAGAATTGGACGTGAGAATGACGTTGCGTTTCTGCCCGGTGAGGGTGAGATACATGACACAGAACATGGTGCATGTGGACTTTGCGAGCTCACGGCTCCATGAGAGCACCTCGAACCACTCGGGATTGGAGAGAATGCGTCGTATTGCCCTTTTCTGGAATGGAGCGAACTCATACTGCGCGAAGTTGGGGAAAAAGAATTTTATCCATTCGAGCGGTCGTGCTTCAAGCCATGCCCGGTGCTTCTGTATTTCGGCCTGTGACATGGATCGATCGACTGGCGTTGCGCGCGCGATGTTGTCCTTGAACTTTTCCCAGTTTTGCAGTGCTATACGGTCAGTCTGTTTCATACGCTGTTAGAGTTTGTCCTTGATGTAAGCGTCGAAAAGCGAGGTTAGCTCCTTTGCCTTGTCAAGGTCGGATGGTCGCATCCACTCGATGACATCAGTGAGCACAGCGATGCGGTCGGCGATGCCCACCTCTTGCTCCATGTTTCGTATTGCTGATGTGAGCTTTACGATAGTGTCAGCCTGCTTAGCATCAGGGTATCGTTGTCCCTCTGGTTTGAGCTGTATTGCGTTGTTGACTTCGGCTACCTGACGATAGAGGCTTTGTACCTGCTCACGTCGTGTGAGTGTGAGTCCGACCTTCTGTTCCTCCCATTTGCCGCCGCGGCACCAGTTAGAGACTGTGACGCGTGACACTCCCACACGGTCGGCAATCTCCTGCTGTGTGAGGTTTTCTCGGAGATAAAGCGTGCGAGCCCACTCCTTTTTCTGTGTATTGGTTAAATCTGCCATTGAAAAATCTGTTTATAATGTGAATAAATGCAGTGCAAAATTACCGTGAAAAGGAGTGAATCCGAGCGAGTGAAAAGCATGATGACAAGTTGCGGCGTTATGATGCCGGCATAACGTTTCATGATAAAATAGGGGGTATGGAATGAGGTTGGAAAGCCATTAACTTTGCAACCGCAACATGGGCAAACTGCCCGACAAAGAAGGAGACAATGAGCAAATATTTCAATATCAAGAAAGCGGCGAGCGTGAGCACCATCTACATGTATGGCGACATCGGCTACGAGGTGGCGAGCGGGCAGATAGCCGCCGAGCTGGCAGCCTGCGCCGAGGAGAGCGAACGTATAGACATCCGCATCAACTCGAACGGCGGCGACGTGTTCAGCGGTATAGCCATCTACAACGCCATCCGCCAGAGCGATGCCGACATACGTCTTTACGTGGACGGTGTGGCGGCGAGCATGGCGAGCGTGATAGCGCTGTGCGGCAAGCCAGTGGAGATGAGCCGGTATGCGCGTCTGATGCTTCACAGCGTGAGCGGCGGCTGCTACGGCAACAAGCAAGAGATGGCGAAGTGCATCGCGGAGATAGAGAGCCTGGAGGACAGTCTGGGCGAGATGTACGCCCAACGCATGGGCATGAGCAAAGAAGAAGTGAAAGCCCAATACTTTGACGGTACAGACCACTGGCTGACGGCGCAGGAGGCCCTGCAGATGGGGCTGATAGACGGCATTTATGATGCGGACCCCGTGGCTGAGGACAGCACCCCAGAGGAGATATACACGACATTCAACAACCGGCTCAGGAACGAGCCACAAAAAGCGAACGATATGACATTAGAAGAACTGAAGAAACAGGCGCAGTTTAAGGACTGCAAGAGTGATGAAGAAGTGGTGGCGAGGGCTCAGCACTATGCGACCCTTGCCGGCAAGGCACAGACGTTGGAGGACGAGAACAAAGAGCTGAAGACGAAGCTGAAGGGCTTTGAGGACGAAGCCGAGGCAGACGCAGAGGCTGAGCGCAAGGAACTGTTGGACGCAGCTGAGCAGGACGGCCGCATCAACGCTGAAAGCCGCCCGGCCTTCGAGAAGATTCTGAAGGGAAACATGGACGAGGGCAAGAAGGTGCTTTCCGCGCTGACCCCGAAGCGCAAGGTGATGAACGACCTGCACGTGCAGCCCGGCGTGAGCGACGGACCATGGGAGCAGCGCCAGAAACAAATCAGGGAAGCGCGCATGAAGCGCCAGTTCCAGTAAAGGACGAGAGAGACAGAAGAACCATAAAAAGGAAAACAAATGGCAATAGTAGTAAAGAACACGAACTACAACGGCGAGGTGCTGGAGCGCATTCTGACCGTTGCGACCACGGGTAACGAGCTTGTGGACAAGGGACTCATCATGGTGATTCCCGGTGTGGAAAAGAAAATCAGCGTGCCACGCCTAAAGGCGGGCAAGATGCTGCAGAAGCGCAAGGAAGACCCTCAGAAGAGCGATGCCCAGGGCGACTTCAATTACAGCGAGCAGACCTTGGAGCCCCACGACTTCATGGCGTTCACGGTGTTTAACCCACGAGCTTTTGAGCAGATATGGAAAAAGTGGCAGCCTAAGGGCAACCTGGTGTTTGCGGAACTTCCTCCCGAGGCCCAGAACGCTCTTCTGGAGGCGCTGTCGAAGCAGGTGCAGTTTGAGCTTGGCAACCTGTTTGTGAACGGCGAGTATGTGAGCGGCGGCACCGACGACCAGCTGATGGACGGCATATTGACGCAAGCAGCCAAGGCAAGCGACGTAATTGTGGTGAACCCTGAGGGCCCCACCTCGATGATAGACCGCTTGTATGCTGTGCGCAACGCCATCCCCAAGGCGATGCGCGAGAACCCGAACCTGCGCATTCTGATGAGCGTTGACGACTTTGACCAGTACGACAAGGAACTGACAGAGCGCGAACACAAGAACTCTAACGAGAGCGAGGTGAACAGTAAGCGCTTCAAGGGCATCGCCATCGAGACTGTGGCCGCCTGGCCTGACTCGCTCATCATGGCGACGCTGTGCTCGCCCGATGCGGACGGCAACTTATTCGCTGCGGTGAACCTTCAGGACGACGAGAGCGTGATCCAGATAGACAAGCTGAGCAACGCATCGGAGTTGTACTTCTTCAAGCTGTTGATGAAGGCCGACACGAACGTTGGCTTCGGTGAGGAGATTGTGGTGATGGACTGGAGAAAGACCAAGAAATTCAATTACGTGCCCGAGGGATAGAAACTGGGAACGGCGGAGTGCGTGGAACCGCCTCCGCCCAGGTAATAAATACAACTAAAATAAAAAAAAGATTATGGCAGAGAAAAAGACAGTGAGTGTGAAGGTCGTGGCAAAGTTTCGCGACAAGGAAGACCTGAGCGTGGTGCACGAGGCAGGTGAGGTGCTTGAATTTGAGCTGGATCGTGCCCATGACGTTGTGGAACGCGGTTTGGCAGAGTATGCTGACCCCATCGGCTAGGCTATGGCAAGGATGAAATATCTGGTGCTGCACTGCACAGCCACTCCAGAAGGCCGTGAGGTAAGCTCTAAAGAGATACGCCATTGGCACACTGACCCGGTGAAGAAGGGTGGCAGGGGCTGGAAGCAGGTGGGGTACACCGATTTGTTCCATCTGGACGGAACTGTGGAGCGCCTGGTGAAGAACAACGAGGATGCGGAGGTGGACCCCTGGGAGGTGACGAACGGTGCTGCGGGCTATAACTCGGTGAGCCGCCATGTGGTGTATGCCGGCGGTCTGGCAAAGGACGGCAAGACGGCCAAGGATACGCGCACGGCGGCACAGCTGAAGGCTATGACTGACTACGTGAGGAACTTTCATGAAAGGTTCCCACAGATCAAGATTGTGGGTCACCGTGACCTGCCAGGCGTGACTAAAGCCTGCCCGAGTTTTGACGTGAAGGCATGGTTAGAGAGCATCGGCATCAGGCAGTAAGGAGAGTGTGAAAACAGAGTAAATAACGAATAAAAAGGAAACAAGGATGGCGGACACAGTAATCATGCAAATCCTGCAGTGGGCTATACCCTCGGGCGGCATAGGTGCCGCCATCGCTTGGGTTGCGAACCGCAAGGTGAAGGAGGCCGAGACGGCGAAGAGCGTGCATGACACGTACAAGGTGATGTACGAAGACGTATCGACGCTGCTTGTGGAAACGCAGAAGAAATATGAAGAGACGACAAAGATCACTGAGAAACTGGTGGTTGAGAACAACCTCACGCGACGTGCTGTCAACCGTCTGTCGCGTGCCATTGAGGCTATTCAGCTATGTCCTCACAGGGCTGCTTGTCCTGTCAGCAGCGAGCTGCAGCTCGACGAGACAGACGGTGAGGTCGGAAAACAAAGTGTCGGCAAGCGCAGTGCGAAAGGACAGCGCAAGCGCCGCGACGAGCGTGATGAAGGCGTGGTGGACGGCACCAGTGAAGGCGGACACGGCATTGCTGGAGATAGCGCTTGACTCCGGTCTGTGGCGACTGCCTGAAGGAGCGAGCTATGCTGCGAGCTCGGGCCGTGCACACGTGAAGGCGAGTGTGAAGCAGGACACGGGCGGTAAGCCTCCTACCCTGGTGATAGAGAGCGGCTGCGACAGTTTGGCGCGTCTGTGTGCGTATTATGAGGCGGAGAACGAGCGCCTGAGCGTGAAGAACGCTCATCTTCAGGACAGTGCTCAAACGGCGGTTGAAGAACGTTCGAAAGAGCGAGGGTTGTGGTGGGTGGACTGGTGTGTATTTATTGCAGGCGGAATAGTCTGCACGGTAATAACAATTTTAACAATGAAGATTTATGGCAAAAAGTGTTTTAGACGGAACTGATCTTATCCTTTCCATGGGTGCCAATGCCCTCGCCTTTTCGACAGGTTGTAAGGTGTCCACATCAGCGGAGACCGGTGAACGTGTTACTAAAGAGGCATCTGGTGGCAAGTGGAAGGAGTCTTACATCAAGAGTCTTTCCGAGCAGATTACCGCCGATGGTGTTGTGCTTACTGATGGCTCGGCTGAGATGCCATCGTATGACCAGTTGAAGGACGCAATGCTTAAGGGTGAGCCAGTGGAGGCAGCGTACAATCTGCGTGAAGGAGACAAGCGCACTGGTAAGGCGACTGGCGGATATAAAGGCATGTATCTGATTACCTCTCTTGAACTTGATGCACAGGCTGGTGATGATGCCAAGTATTCAATTACGCTTCAGAACAGCGGCAAGGTGGAAAAAGTAGGTACGGGTATCACGAATACCACTCAGCAGACTGGAAAATAACAACATCGTGTATGAAAAAGACAAAAATCAAGGTTGGCGACAAGGAGTTCCCTTGCCGTGTGACCATGGGTGCAATGGTGCGCTTCAAGAATGAGAGCGGTAAGGACGTGAGCAAGCTGGAGAAAACCAATATCTCCGAGCTGGTACTGTTTGTTTACTGCTGCGTGAAAAGTGCGTGCAATGCAGACAAGGTGGAGTTTGACTACGACTTCGAGAGCTTTGCTGACCTTATGGAACCCGACGCAGCGAACTCCTTCTACGAGGATATGGGCGGTGAAGAAAAAAAAACGACCAACCAAGCGGAAAAGAAGTAAGCGTCGAGGAACTGTTGGGTATGGCATTGGGGTGCATCGGGATGAGCAGAGAAGATTTTGAACGATGTACCCCTTTTGAGTTTTACAAGGCATGGGAGCGATGGGCGGAAGCCAGGCGCGATGCGGAGCGCAACGAGTGGGAACGCACAAGGGTGCTGGCACTCTTTGCCATTCAACCCTATGCAAAAAGCAATCTCCAGGCACATGACGTTCTGCCGTTCCCTTGGGATGAAAAGCAGGAAGAAAAGCGTGAGGAGGTGAGCAAGGACGAGTTCAATGCACGCTTTGAGGCAGCCAAGAAACGTTACGGACTGAAATAAGAAAAGACAATGGCAAAAGCAGTAGAATTTAGAATAAACATCAAGAGCGATGACGGCGGTGTTTTGAAACGTCTGACAGTGGAAGCCGACGGTCTTGACGAAATACTCTCCGAGGTGGGGAATACCGCTGTGGCCACTGGCAACAGATTGCGCGAGATGGCAGACAAGAGCCTCGTGTTCGATACAGCCGTCCGCTCGATCCGCGACCTCAGCGACATGGTGAGCGGACTTGCCGAGCCTTTCGACAGCTTTGAGACCGCCATGCGCAGTGCCAACACCATGGCAGGAAAGAGCGGTGATGAGTTTGAAGCACTGACTGGTCAGATAACGGAACTGAGCAAGAACATACCGCTTGCGCGTGAGGAACTTGCCAACGGCTTATACCAGGTTATATCCAATGGTGTGCCCGAGGATAACTGGATAGAGTACCTCAACAAATCAAGCCGTAGTGCGGTTGGTGGTATTGCGGACTTGGGAGAGACTGTGACCGTTACTTCCACGCTCATCAAGAACTATGGTCTGGAATGGGATCAGGCAGGGAACATTCAAGACAAGATACAGATGACAGCCAAGAACGGTGTGACCAGCTTTGAGCAGTTGGCGAAGGCACTGCCCAGTGTGAGTGGTAGTGCATCGCAGCTTGGTGTCTCCATGGACGAACTGATGGCAGTGTTCGCCACTACAACGGGTGTGACGGGTAACACGGCGGAAGTATCCACTCAGTTGGCTGCTGTGCTCAACTCGCTCATCAAGCCATCTGCGGAAGCTACGAAAGCTGCCAATGAGATGGGCATCGGTTTTAATGCAGCCAGTATTCAGGCCGCTGGTGGTTTAGAGAACTTTTTGCTCGGTTTGGATGCAAGCATACAGGAACATTCGGCAAAGACCGGACAGTTGAGCCAAACCATTTACGGACAGTTGTTTGGCAGTGCTGAAGCAATGCGACTGCTTGGTTCGCTGACGGGCGAACAAAAGGAAAAGTTTTCGCAGAACATTGGAGCGATGGCAGACTCCGCAGGGGAGATAGATGCAGCCTTCGACAATATGGCATCGACGGGAGAGAGCCTACGTCAGACGCTCGCTAACCAGATGCACGCCATGATGGATTGGGCAGGTTCAATAGCCAGCACCTCCGCACCTTATGTGGAATGGATAGCTAATAGCGGCATCGCCCTCATGAGTATGGTGCAACTCGGCGGTGGCATCAAGACTGTGGTGGCAGGAATGAAAGCTGTGAAGGTGGCCACGCTTGCGCAAGCAGCTGCAGCAAAGGTGGTGGCTGTTGCCTCCAACATTTGGAAGGTGGCACAGGTAGCCTTGAACTTTGTGCTCAGTGCCAACCCCATTGGCATTGTCGTGATAGCGATAACGGCACTTGTGGGTGCATTGATAGCAGCGTACAATAACTGTGAGACCTTTCGCAACATCTGTGACGATGTATGGGCGGCGGTGAAGGAAACAGCATCAGCCGTATGGGACTTTCTTGTCACAGCATTTGAAAAGGCGAGTGCCGTGATAAAGAAGGCATGGGAATGGGTGAAGAAGTTCTTCGGCATAAAGGACGAGACCACAGCAGGGCAGACGGCAGATATTGAGAAAAACACAAAGGCCACGCAAGCGAACACCAAGGCAAAGACTGCAAACGCCCAGACCGCCTTGAAGAAGAATAAGAAACAGAACGCCCCTGTAACTGACAGCGACAAAAACAAGGACAAAAATAAGAACAAAGACAAATATAGTGGCAAGCGCCTTATCGCCAATGCCACGAGTTACAAGGAACTTGGCAACAACATTCAGTACTACCAGAACAAACTGGAAACTGCTAACGGAACGGACACCAAGACCATTGCGCTCTATGCAAAGAAAATCGCAGCCTTGCAAAAGCAGCAGGACGCGATAACGCAGTTGCAGGAGGCAGCAAGCCGTCCCACTGAACTGAATACCTTGAAGGACATCGATGCAGAAATTACCTATCAACAGGGATTGAGGGAGAATGCCTCTGCCGAGGGACTTGCAGTAATCGATGCTGAAATACAGCGTTTGAATGACCTTAAAACGGCGTTTGAACGCAGTTCGCATGTTGATGTCGGTTTAGACAAGATACAGACATACCGCCAGCTTGAAAAAGAGCTGCAGTATTATACAGACTTGCTGAATACCGCTACAGAGACAGAGCGCATCGAGATACAGAAGCAGATAAATGCCCTTAACGACCTGAAGAAGAAATGGGACGATACTCTTGATGAACTGAAGAAGCCGGAGGACATCTCCCGACTGAACACCATCCGCTCGCTGGATGATGCCATCAGCTACTATCAGACCAAGCAGAAGAACGCCAGCGCATCGGAGATTGACGACATACAGCGCACGGTGCTGGAACTGGAGAAGAAGCGTGATGCCATGAAGCAGCTCACGCGCATTCCCGAAATGGAGGAGGAGGTGGCGAAGCTCGACAGTATGGAGGGCAAGACGCTGACCCTCGAACTGAAAGCCATTGGGCTTGATGGTGTGAAGAAACGCATCAAGGAACTCAAGGATATGTTGGCTGACACGAAAAGTCCTATGGACGAGTCGCAGCGAGCCTCCATACAGAAGCTTATCGGCAGTTACGAGGATTACGAGAAGTGCATCCGCAAAAGCGATGTCACGTTTGGTAAGTCGTGGAGCACGGTCAAGAGCGTGGGTAGCGGTATCAACTCGCTCACCGATGCGTTGCAAGGCAACCGTGATGCATGGTCCACGATTACAGGTGTTGTTGATGCTGCCATACAAATATACGATGGTGTAAAGGGTGTGATACAGATAATAGATGATCTGAGTGCTGCCCTAGGGATATCGAATGCTGTGACCGCTGCAAGCGGAGTGGCAGCTACCACAGCAGCCTCGGCAAAAACGGCGGCAGCGCCTGAGGAGGTGGCGGCATCGGCAGCTACGATGACGGCCGTAAAGGCAGAGGCGATGGCGTACCGCGAGCTTGCAGCCTCGGAATTTATGGCTGCACATGCTTACATTCCGTTTGCTGGTGCTGGTATTGCTGCTGGCTTTATAGGCATGATGCAGGGGCTTGTAGGTTCGGTTGCCGTGACGCCATTTGCGAATGGCGGTATTGTGTATGGGCCGACCCTGGCGCTGATGGGCGAGTATGCCGGAGCGAAGAGCAACCCGGAGGTGATAGCACCGCTGAACAAGCTGAAGTCGCTGATTGGTAATAATGGCGGCGGTGGCGGCGGTGTGTACGAGCTGAAGGTGAAAGGCAGGGACCTTGTGGCGGTGCTTGCCAACGAGACGAGAATAAACAGAAAAGGAACGAACATCAAAATATAAGGAGCATGTATCTGCACGGACATTTTTACAACCAAAAGGAGGAGCGCATTGAGGTGCATATACTGACTGGTGGTGACAGGACAAAGGAAATGGTGATTGGTGAGAAGGGGGGTGACCTGTCGTTTACAGATGAGCCTGTGGAACTGACGAGCCAGGTGAACGATACGTTTGACCACTTGCTCTGCCAACAGGCTACTGTACGCCTCCAGGCACGGAACTTTGTGCCTGACTTTTTTTGTGCCTCATGCCGTGACGCAGTGGTGAACATCTACCGTGAGGGGAAATGTCTCTTTGCAGGATTTATCGAACCGCAGAGCTATTCGCAGGGCTACAACGAGGAGTTTGACGAGATAGAATTGAGCTGCATCGATGCGCTGACGGCATTGCAGTATGCCAAGTATCGTGATGTGGGTTCGCTCGGTGTGCTGTACGATGTGGTAAAGGCGGAGGCAGAACAGCGCACATTTTTGGCGATGGTGAAGGAGATATTGGGCGGTGTGACGGCTGCGCTTGACATTGTGGGTGGTAATGTGATGCGCTACCTGTACGATGGGAGTAAGGCTGTGGATAGTGTGGTTGGTAACCGGTATGCGATATTCGGGCAGCTGACGGTGAGTGAGTTGCTTTTTCTGGGTGAAGAGGAGGATGACGTGTGGCAGCAGGACGAGGTGTTGGAGGAGATGCTGAAGTACCTGAACCTCCACATTGTGCAGGATGGGTTCACGTTTTATCTGTTCTCATGGGAGAGCGTGAAGGGCGAGGAACGCATCTGCTGGCGCGATTTGCTGACTGACGCAAGCGTGACGACGGCCCGGCAGACAACGGACATTGTGACTGGTTTGGTGACAGACACGGATACGACGATAAGCGTGGGCGAGGTGTACAATAAAATTATGCTGACTGCCAAGGTGGAGCGTATGGAGAGTGTGATAGAGAGTCCGCTGGATAATGATTTGCTGAAAAGCCCTTACTGTAACAAGCAGAAGTACATGACGGAATACAGTTGTGACGCTACAAACTTGAATAAGTCGATTGATGCCTTTGTTGCTATGACTCACGGACGGGAGACAAGCTTTGATGGTGGCTGCGTGACAGACTGGTATGTGCAGATGAAGAACAACAGCCAATGGCTGTTCCCAAAGAGCGGGAGTGGTAACCTGATGGAGGAATACTGTAGTGAGGGGCGAAACCAACATGCGCTGCCGAACTGGTTGGCGAAGAACCAGGGTGCTGCCATCATGGCACTTGGCAAGGTGGAGAAGAAGACGGACGCAAAGGACAACTCTCTGACACCGAAAGTGGAAATGACGAACTACTTGGTGGTGAGCGTGAACGGCAACTGTGACGACAAGGAGGCAACCACCTATCCGAATGCTGACTCGCTAAAGGCAGGCATGCCGAGGGCTGTGTATAACGGCAGCATGACGGGTGGTGTGTTTTCGCCTACAGACGAGGTCACGACGAACTACATTGTGCTGAGCGGAAAACTGGTGCTGAACCCTGTGATGGCTTTGAGTGATACTTACCAGGCTATATACAGCTATGACGGTGGGGGAGGTATAGATAAATGGATTGGCATGTTGGTGCCGAGCAGAGATAAAGGTGGGCGATACTATACGCAGCAGTGGTGGAAGGCTGCTGCGCCGAATGAGAAAGCGGTGTGGGACACGGAGACAGTGCGTGGCTTTGTTCCGTTTACGGATACCGGGCCTCAGTTGTATGAGTTCAAGTATAGTGCCATTGGGGACCACGGCGACCACATATCGAAGGTGGGTGTGCTGGCGTGTATGCTGATAATAGGTGATAAGTGTGTGGTGGAGAAAGGCACTGCTGGACAGGTGACGGACTTTGAATGGCGTAAGTATAAGACGCTGGCAGAGTGTAAGGACGAGGACGAATACTATGAGCAGTGCTTTACGATAGGGTTTGACCCGAAGATTGGTGATAAGATAGTTGGCACAAAGTTTGACTTGCAGAATAACGTGAGCTATGAGCTCGGCATTGATGCGGAGGGGATAGCGATACCAATCAAGAAGACAGATAAGGTGAGCGGCAGGGTGCGGTTTGTGATACTTGGCCCTGTGAACGCGCTTTGGGACGTGGTGACGCGACGACACCCGACGTGGTTCAGGCATACGAAATGGCGTAGCACGACGATTCCGCTGCTGGCGCATGTGAGCAGCATCATGGTGGAACAGTTTGAGGTGAAGATATACAGCGACAACGGGCTGGTGAACAACACGGGTGATAACGACTTGGTGTATATGAGCGACACAAAGGAGAGCTTTGTGAACGTGAAGGACGACATCGAAATGAAGATAAACTCGGGGCTGACAGCTGCGGAGTGCCAGGCGCTGGACGTGACGGACAGCGTGAAGATGAGCACCCCATTGAACGCGTTGACTGGCGAGGGGCTGTTGGCGGTGTATGACTATGCGAGGAGGGTGAGCGCTAAGCCTGAGCAGCTGTATGTGGACTACTACTACAAAGAGTGGCATGCGCCAAGGGTGGTTATGACGCAGAAGTTGACGGATACAGATGGTGGCATCGTGAGTTTGTTCGCTCACTATCGCCACCCCATGATGGATAAGACCTTCTTCGTGCAGGGCATCAGTCGCAATCTTGAGGAAGGATATGCAGAAATGACACTAAAGGAAATTGAGCAATGATAGACATCAAGGTAATAAAGAAACCAAAGAACGAGGGCAGCACGTCGGCCCTGCGGACGGGTGGCACTGCTTATGGCGGCATGGCGGTGAAGGAGGCTGCGCACGCGGCCAAGGCAGACCTGGCAGAGGTGGCGAAGGAGGCAGTCCATGCCACGGACAGCGATCATGCTGTGAACGCAGATGAAGCGAAACATGCACTGGAGGCTGAACACGCCAAGGAAGCAGACAATGCTGCCAATGCAGACAAGTGGGATTATCGTGAGTTTGACGACTATCTAAATCAGCCAGTGAGAAAGACTGATGGTGTGACGTTTGGCTCCGTGACCTCGGACAGCATAAGGAGCGCTGGGCAGTTTGTGGACGGACTGCTGGGTGCTGGTTTCCATTTGTGGAAAGGTGAGGACGGACGCACTTACCTGACGGTGGACAAACTGACGGTGAGGCAGACTATGGCCGTGATGGAGCTGCTCATTGAGAAGGTGAGGAGTGTGGGCGGCCAGATATGCGTGAGCGCGGCTAACGGACGCATCAAGACCGTGGAGAAATCGGGCAAGCGCTATCTTATCACCTTCGAGCAGGAGAATATGTTTGTGCAACATGACTTGGTGCGCTGCCAGACGTTCACGGGCAAGGATATGCGGAGCTACTGGGTGGAAGTGGCCGATGTGACGGAGGCCGGTATCGTGGTGGCGAAGGAGGAGTTTGAGGGCGTGGAACCGAAGGAGGGCGACGAGTGCGTGCTGATGGGCAACACGGCAAACACGGACCGCCAAAATATGGTGCTCATATCGGCCACCGAGGACGGCCAGCCGAGAGTGGACGTGATGGACGGCGTGAGTGGCAAGACCTTTGAGGGTGCTCTGCGTGCGAGGTTCGGTAACCTGGACGGCATCAAGGACGACAATTTTCCGGCAGACCGCCAGCCCAAGGGGAATGGTTTGTATGCGGACAATGCTTATTTGAGAGGTACGTTTGTGCTGGAGACTGGCGAGGACGTGAAGACTCGGTTTGAGATGACGGAGGGTAAGGTGCAGAGTGCGATTGACGGTGTGAGGAATGATATTGTGAGTGATAAGAGCTACCTTAATAACCCGACGTTTGCATCGGGACTGGCGAAGTGGGACTCGGTGGATGAGACGGTGTTCTTCCTCGTCGGCAACAAATGGGTGTGGGCTAACGGTGGGGCACTGAGCAAGAAGGGTGACGGGGCAAGCGTGGTGACTGACATGGGGCGCAAGGTGGTGCGGATACGCAACAAGTATATCCGACAGAAGCATGAGAATCTGCGCTTTGTGCCCGAGACCAATGGTGATGGGAAGAAGGAGGCTTTTCCTGTGTATCTGAGCTTCTTTTATCGCTGCGCAAAGGCTGGCACGCTGAAGGTGGGTTTTGAGAATGTTGACAAGACGGGGTTTGCGGACTTCAACAGTATGGAGGTGAGGGAGGCGCTTGGTGTGACTGATGGTTATGTGCAATATACGTGCAGCGGACTGTGGAATGGCACCGGGGACTTTAAGTTGTCGTTTGACGGCGACATCTATCTGTATATGCTTGTGCTGAGCACGGACAAGATTGAGGCGCTGACGTACAAGTACAAAACGCTGTTTGAGCAGAGTGAGCGATTGGTGAAAATATCGGCAGCTGTGTTTGACAAGGACGAGCGAGCACTGCAAGAGACGGGGCTGATGATTCAACCCGAAGGTTCGGGAATCTATATTAAGGATGCAAACGGCAAACTGGCTCTGATAGGGGTTGGCGTGGAGGAAACGGATGCAGAGGGCAATAAGAAAACCGTCATTAAGCTGACGGCTGACAATATCAAGCTGGAGGGCCTGGTGACTGCCAACGGTAACTTTAAGATACTGGAGGACGGCAGCATGGAGGCTGTGAACGGAAAGTTCAGTGGCGAAATAAATGCAGCGAAGGGTAATATAGGAAAATTCGTAATCGAGAATGGTAACATCATCACCGATGGGCAAGGTTCTTTGCAGATAGGTACAGATGACTTCAAGAATGTGTTTTCCACAAAAAGCGAAGAGCGCAAGCTGAAAGTACAAGCAGGTATAGGCGGATCGATAGTTGGGGAATATGCATTCAATTATAGGCAGAACAATCATTTTACCTTGAAGAATGAAACGGGTAAGAAATATGACTGGCTGAATATTGCCGTAGCCAATGTGATGGATATGGATTATTTCAGTAGCACCAGTTCCACTATGAAAACTACCAATAGTTACGGCTTTCAGTTTGCTATGCTCGGCAGTGGACATGTGTGTCAAGACGGAATAGTGGAAGGTATGTGCCTTGATGTTATTGATGATTTTAGTGAAAATAATCAGGTACAATTAATTCAGCCGCCTTTGTGGGGTAATAGGATATGTGTAAAGAGCAACTATGATGGGTGTACGATTATCCTGCCAGACAAGTATTCACTACTATCGTGCATTGGGTGTGGTATCATCAGGAACGAAGAGCAGAGAAAGTTTTCGTTCCGTTTTGATGTGGTCAATTTCGGAAGCAAGACACTTTTTGTTGGCGGATATAGCACTGTGGTGTTTGACAACAATAAACAGCCTTTGAAAAACGATAGCTTTCCGCATATTTATCAGGGGGGAGCAGAAAAGACAGGAATACATGATGTAGGAATAGGGGTGAACAGAAACCTTAGTTTCCTTTTGGTATATGATGGTAAGGACTATAAGGCCATTGTAATGAATTCTTAAATAATAAGGAGAATAATTATGACAACAGAAGAAAAGAAAGAAATCAAGCGAGCCGTGCTTGATGAAATCAAGGCAGAGAGCAACGATATTACGGAGATTGAGACCGTTTCCTCTCTCGATGGTCTTACGGGGTTGCCTGCCATGCAGGGTAAAAAGCTCGTAACTGCTCCTTTGTCGCTTCTCTCAAAGCCTGCGACTGATGCAGCAAGCAAAGCCAATACAGCAGCAGCGACAGCGAACAAAGCAGCGGACACGGCTAATAAAGCAGCAAGCAATGCCAATGCAGCAGCTTCAATGATATCGCCCTATGCCGATCGTATCAACTTGGCAATGAATGGTGCTTCAGCCCGCTTTGATGGTTTTGTTGAAGGGGTTATAATAGACCCCGTGTCTATAACGTCGATTGCAGGTGTATATTATGACATCAAGAACAAGCGTTTTTGTGCAAAGAAAGGCGGTCACTACTATAATAATTGGAGTGTGGGCAATGGCAAAAATGACGCATCAATGTACCTTGATGAGAGCCGTACTGTTGTGAGAAAGGACAAAGTGTTCATGTGTGGTGCTTCACTATATGTATGGAGTGACGAAGTGGGTAATTTGGTGGTAGTTGATAAGACTACGAAGGAACTTGGTACGTGGCTTATCACGCACGATAATGTTACAACTATCGATGCGCTCAATCAAGAACTTGACGCTTTTGATGCAAATACGGCACAGGGGCTGCACCGCGTGAAATGCTGGGGCATTCCGCTCTTGGTCACGTTTGCCAACCTCAACGTGGGCGATAATGTGCTTATGCAGACTATATATGGTTCGCTGACAATGAAATCAGATGGCAGTGGTATAGCTTCTATCAATAGCATTGGGCAACACGCCATATTTGTGCGATACTATAATAATGGTAAATGGAATAGCTGGGGGAGATATGGCGCTATAGCCCAAGATTGCGTGGAAGGAACAAGTAAGCACTATGTGTACTCATCGGCATCAGATGAGACGCGTTGTGTGCTGAGCAGTAAAATGTGGACTTATGTGCATACAGACGGTAATTTGTTTTTGCGGTTTAAGAAGTGGGGAGCTAATAATGATACCGTTGCACAGGATTATAGCCAAGTTATGCTGACGGGGCGTGTGTCGAATGATAAATGGGGGCTGATGAATCCTTACGTGTATGCGCGACTGAATAATCATACTTTGACAGAAGGGCTAAGTACGTTGGACGAGGTAAAGGTGAACTACACGCGCTTTGATGACAGTGGGAACAAAGTGCTTACGCTCACGAAAGCTACTACTGCCAAGGCTGGTGTGATGACGGCTGGCGACAAGAAACGGCTCGATGAACTTATTGGTGTTAAGAATTTAGGTTGGTATTCAGTTTCGTCAGGAGGCGAGTCGGCAGCAGTTAAAGAGCTGGGGAATTATGCTACCTGCCCATTTATGGTGTACGATGTGGGTACGGTGATGTCGGGGGTGGTAATGCAGGTGCGTATTGGTCAGGATTCTTATAGACAGTGGCTTAGGCTTGGCACGTCGCTCCAATATCGCGATATTGCACGCAAAGCAGGTACAGCACAGCTTGAGGTAGGTGGGTGGAACGCACTGATGGACTTTACGCCAACGCATGCTAAGCAAATTGTTGCTAATCGCGAAGATATTGCCAGTAATATGCAGAATATTCATTCAAATACCTCGCGCTTGGATGGGATTGATGGTACGATAGAGTCCTTCGGTAGTAGCATTACGGAACAGGCTAAGCGTATATATGACTTGGAGCAGTGCAGACCTTTGGCTACGAATAGGCGTAATGGTTTCATGAGTTCGGAAGATAAGACTCAACTACAGGGCACGTTTGCTGATTTCAATGCCCGGCGACAGGCAAATGACGTGGAAGGATATGTTGGCAAGAGTAATGTAATTAGTGTTTCTGGAGATGTTAGGAATACACAAATTGCTGCTGATATTTATCGGAATGCTGAAGAACGTGATTATACCCCAGGTGATTCTTTTGGCGTGTATATTTCGGCTGGGTACGATGAAAACAATCCAAACAAACAATGTGTGTGGTTTGGCTTTCCCATCGAAGCAACCAAGTTTGTGCGGTATCGTCTTGATTATTGGCTGCATGGTTCCGCCGACACTCTTGTCGGCAAGTACTTATGCGACACAAGCGATAAATACTATGAGGTTCGTGAGGGTGCTGTTGGTGAATATATATCCGAAGCTTTAGATGATACTCCTTGCATTATGACCATTGCCGATAAACGTCTTCTTAATCAAATCAAGCAGAAGTTGGGTCTATAATTTGGTGATTCGTGATATTTTTGAGGGCGCAGAACTTGGCAGCGTATATGGCGTTGAGTAAGGTTGCGTAATGCGAAGCGCGAAAAGCGGGAGCGAAGCGACAAAACGAAGGACGTTGCATCACCGGCGTTAGCCTGTCGAAAAAAAATAGAAATTTCGCGGGAGCCTGGTGGTTTGATGCTGTGTTACGGGGCAAGAAGCGAAAGACGTACAGGCAAGGTCGCTATCTGCTGGAGCACCGTGACGAGGTGATAGCGGAACTGACGGCAAGGCTGAAGGACGGAACGTTCAGACTCGGTGTCTACCATGAGCGCTAATCTGTGAATACGGTAAAGAACGGCATCTGCAGATATAGTCAATGAAAGACCTCGTAAATGGTACAACCAACAAACGGATGCAGCAATATTATCGGGCTTCAGCTATGAAGGAGTCCCCGTGTGGCTCTCGCAAGAGAACCAGTATAACTATAAGGCTGCATACGATTTGGCCTTCCAGACGGACGGAAAAACGCTACCAGTGACATTTAAGTTCGGCACTGATGAAAGTCCAGTGTACCATACGTTTGAAACGTTTGATGAACTTGCAGATTTCTACACGAAAGCCGTTAAGCATATACAAGAGATGCTGGGAAATGGCTGGAAGAATAAAGATGCAATAGATTTGAGCAAGTACAACGCTTAAAAAATCCCTTCGGGGGAGGATGTAAAAAAGCCCCCGGCCTGTTAATATAGACGCCAATCATTTATTAACAACACACCAGTACGATGCGCAACCGGGGGCCTATGCCTCCTGCTGCACCGTACTGGTTCTTTTGTTGTTATAAATGATTGGCAATACAAAGGTACATAAATTAGTTGAAAATGAAAGTATTTGAGATATTGAATTTTAACCGCGAGCCGTTAAAAAGGCTACAACAGGCAGGGATACGCATCGAAGATGTGGAATATATAGACTTGTACAACGACTATCGCGTGATGCTCGGTGGTGGCGAAAAGGTCTCATACATTGTGGCGACACTTGCAGATCGCTATCATGTGAGCGAGCGTAAGGTGTACACGCTCATCAAGCGATATGGTCGAGAGTGTAGCGCTCAGGTGCTCGGGTGAAGTAAAGCGCAAGGCTTTTGAAAACGTGCTGCAAAAGGCTTGCAGTGTGATTTGCTTGTGGTGTTACTTTTTAACTTTGCCGTATCGAAAGTAAAATACGATGAACAAATACTATTTATTATTGGGGAAGGTGCTTGCTGAAGGCAAGACCCAACAGAACAAAAAAGGCAAGATAAAATACTTGCTCAACGAGCAGCTGACGCTCACACCGGCTGACCTGCTCGACATATTTGAGAGCCACGGCATAGCGAGGAAGAAACTGAAAGAAGAGCTGAAACTGTTTATGCAAGGAGAGCGCAATGTGGATCGATACCGTGAGGCAGGCATAGCATGGTGGGACTACTGCGGCCAGACATTGGTAAACAGTTACCCGACCTACATGGAGAAACTGCCACCACTTATTGAGCGCATCAACAAGGAGAAACGCAACAGCAAAAACTATGTATTGTTTCTCGGAGCAACGGATGCAGAGAGCAACCAGGCACCGTGCCTGAGCCTTGTGCAGTTTCAAATAGAGGACGATGCATTGGTTGTGTCGGCATATCAGCGCAGCTCCGATGCAAACCTCGGACTGCCTTCAGACATTTACCACCTTTATCTGATGGCTCGACAGATAGACTTGCCACTAAAGTCTATCACGCTGAACCTGGCGAATGTACACATCTATGAAAACAACATAAAGCCCACTGAACGACTTCTCGCTGGTGAGGATAATATAAAATTTGAACTGAACGTATGAGAGGGAAAATGCACATGGCAGCACCTCTGCCTTTTGTCGGACAGAAGCGCATGTTTGCAAAGGAGTATATCAAGATTCTGCCCCAGTTCAACGACAAAACAGTGTTTGTGGATTTGTTCGGTGGCAGCGGTTTGCTGTCCCATATAACGAAGCATTTGCGTCCAGAGGCAACTGTGGTATATAACGACTACGACAACTACCGCGAGCGATTGGCACATATACCTCAGACAAATGCGCTGCTCGCTGATTTGCGAGCGATTGTAGGTAATACGCCAAAGCACAAGCGAATAGATGGTGTGATGCGTGAGAAGATGTTTGAACGCTTGAAGCATGAAGAGCAGACGGTGGGCTATATTGATTTTATAACCATCTCGGCATCGGTGATGTTCTCGATGAAATACGAACTGAGCATCGAGGATATGGAGAAGCAGACATTGTACAACAATATCCGAAAGAACGACGATCCGACAAGTGAGGACTATCTGGAAGGCTTGACGATTGAATCGTGCGACTATCGTGAACTATACGAAAAATATAAAGACGAGCCGAATGTGGTGTTTATAGTTGACCCTCCTTATTTGTCCACAGAGGTTGGAACATACAAAATGTACTGGCATTTGTCTGACTATCTCGATGTATTGAATGTGCTCAAAGGAAAGCCATTTGTTTATTTCACATCTGATAAGTCATCTGTCATTGAACTTTGTGAATGGTTAGGCAAGAACAAAACGCTCGGCAATCCGTTTGAAGGTTGTAAGCGTTTCGAGTTCAATGCGCATGTGAACTTTGATGCTGGTTATAAAGATATGATGCTCGTGAAGTCTAATGCCGCATAATTTGAACCTCATTTGAACGCTGTTTGTTTACCGTTCAAAAACTATAAAAGCAGCCCATTTTGGACTGCTTTTTTGTTGTTTTAAAGTGTCGTGTGTGCGAAATTTTTAGAACGTTTCGTTTTTCCCGATTTTTGCACGTTTCGTTTTTCAAATCGAGCACATTTCGTTTTGCCGGATTCAAGTTATCGTGAGATAGAATGTGGATGCGACATTTTCTATGTCCATGACGAGCAAGGCTTCTTCCCAGAGGAATGCTGTGTGAGTTCTTCGGGTGAGCCTTTCGAGGATGCTTGTGAGGACATCTTTGACACTTGCCAAGATGCTATTGCCAAGTGGTGTGAGAAGATGGGTATATCGCAAGGTGACAGAACCGAAGATGAAATGGTGGACTTCATCAACGGCTATGAGTATGAGAACGAGGGCACCTATTATTATATAAACAAGTTCACGTTTGACTGATGGAAAGATTTGAGACGATAGAGAAAATCCCCACATGGGCATTATGCTACATCATCAATGGCGACCCTACGGGATTGAGCGATGAAGACATCAAGATGGTTGATGGCTTCATGCAGAAATGGCAAGTGGAGATTGTTTCTCCACTCAGCCAAGATGGAAACGCATCATTCTCACACTATCCTGCCTTTGGACTACCTGCCGAGGTTGAGGATTGCAAGGTGATTTATCATTCGGAGAACCCACAAACTTTATAGAGCTATGTTTGAATACGAAGAATTGACCGACATTATCGGTTGCAGTTGCACACTGCTGATACCCTACAGAGGACGCACAGAAGGTTTCGTGGTTGCAGACTATGGTGAGGACATCGTAGTGAAATTGCGCAATGGCAAGGAAATTGTAGAAAGACGTGATGACGTTCTTGTCTATGACTGACGAAAAGGATGCTTGGTGAAGGTTATACTCGCCAGGCATCTTTTTTCTTTCCGCCAGTAAAAGCCCTTTTGTATGTAACGGCAAACTCCCTTCATCGTTTGCCGATAAACTTTTATATGGCTATGCTTTGATGGTTGTATTCGCCAAATGGCGACCTGCCTCTTTGTATGAGATAAAATCTGCGACTACGCCTTTCTTGGAGCTTTTCGTACAATGAAGCCTTTTGTCTGAGGATGGATCTTGTTTGCAGCATTGCGATTGTAGTTGGTTGCTCATGCTTACCTTCCTCTACAAATAGGAGTAGCCTTCGAAGCAGGTTCTCCTTCTGCTTGTCTTTGTCAATATGCTCATGCGATCACCCTCCATGCGGAAAAGTGTATTGCCTGTTGGTTTACCATTGTTTATGACGGCACACGCCATGGAAACGTGTTTTGCATTGGTGATGGTTACTGCAAATGATTGAGCCATACGATGCTGTTACGGTGTTCTTGCGTTCTTTTCTGAATTACCGATTTTTTGAAGCCACTATTTTTCCTATGCAAAGGTAGCGTGATGCTTCGACAGATGGAATCCGTCTTGTGCGGTCGCTTCGCTGTGACCAATAAAATAGCCGATAATCTTCCTTTTTCTCCTCACCGCCAACAGAAAACGAGTATTATAGTCGATTTTCATGGTGCTGCCCTCATGTGCCACATCCCTGCTCTTGGATTGCAT